GTATTCGGGATGACCAATCAGTTGCTGCTCAACGTGTTTGGGGTCAACCAGACTTTTGGCATATGCACCACGACTGGCGGTCACATGGTGACATAGATTGGGATCACGATATAGTTCTTATAGGTGATTCGGGTACTGGCCACCCTATTGAGTGGTCATGGCAAGACCATGAGTTACATTAATTTATAACTCATTGTTTTTGCAGGATATTCTATGTACGATTTTTCTTGACATTGCCGTAAAAATGGTGTATTGTATATAAGTAAGATGAGTTGAAAGAGAGGACTTGAAATGACAAAGATTGATTATATCACTGCCCACAATGGTGGAATTAAGATGTATGCTGGATTTGATAATTTTGTTGGTTGGGGTAAAACTGCCAAGATGATTGCATATGTGATGGAAACAAAAGGTATGGCTGATGCGGTCTACGGAAGCAGCACTATGGACTTTGCAGACGAAGAAGGTTTTGATACCCGTGATGGTGCGACTAATCTTTGGAACGAAGCCATTGAGATTTATAACTGGAATGTAAATGGAGTAGCAGGATAATGACTATGACTGTTGAAAATGTTTGTGAACAGGTGACTGAGTTTGTCACCTATGTTGAAGGTTTCTATGGTAACGTGCCTGATGCAATCTATCCTATAGGTGCTACACCTATTATGATTTTAGAGGCAACACGGAAATGTTGGAATGTTCATGGGATTGAAAACTCCTGTGGTGACACAGTTGACCGTGAACGAGTTCGGGATATTATGATTGAAGATTATGGATTGGAGTGGAAATAAGATGATTGAACAATATAAAAATGAAATCCAGAAGTTAGAAAAAATGTTGACTAAGATTGGTGGTAACTCATCTTCAGTAAAAATGAAGAAGTATGCAATCGCAAGAAAGATTGCGGCATATGAAGGTATCGTTAAAGAGATGGAATTAATTCTAGAGGAGATTGCCTAATGCGTATCAAAGGTGCAATGACAGTTCTAAACAAACGTGCAGAGTTTTTCGGCACTACTGTTGAAGAATTAGTTCAATGGATAGACAATGGTTTCGATGAAAACCATACTACACTTGTGGCATATGAAGTCTACAAGATGGATCAAGGTTATCGTTGGTCTGGTGAGAACTTTGAAACATGGGTGCTAAAATAGTTTGTAAAAAATGCATTTTAGGGGTTGACATTGCCTACAAAGTGTGGTACATTTATTAAGTAAGATGAGTTGAAACAAAGAGAGAGAATTTTATCATGGCATATATCGGACAAAAAGAGAAGAAAGAACTTGCTCCTGCTATCAAGGCAGTCCTTAAAAAGTTTGGTGTAAAAGGTACTATCGGTATCGACCACCATCGTGGTTTAAAAGTCAATCTTAAAGAAGGTGTCATCGACTTTGGTGAGGTTTATCATCAGGTCAATACCTATCATATCGAAAAGTTTTATGGTACTGGTATCGCCGGTCAGTTTCTTAACGAACTGGTTACTGCAATGAAGGGTACTAAGTGGTATAACAACACTGATGCTCAGATTGATTACTTTGACATTGCCTACTATGTCTATATCAACATTGGTCAGTGGGATAAAGAATACAAAGTAGTGGAGGCTGCGTGATGAATGATGCATTGATGAAAAACTATGAAAAGACTTTTATGAAAGAGGTTGCAGTTATCCATGCTCCTTTTGAGGAGGCACCACACACTGTTGCCTTTGTAGAAGTACCAGCGCATTTGTGTGATGAGGAAATGTGCGAGATTGCATTTAAGAAAACAAACACCATCGAAGAAGTTTGGTGGAAAAACGAAGGTGTTACCTATGTAGGGCCTGAGAAGACTTGTCGAAGCACAAGCACTGGTGATTATGTTTTGATTGGAACTAGAAAGTACAAGTGTGCTTTCACTGGATGGGAATTAGTATGACACTATACCTAGACATGGATGGAGTGATTGCAGATTTCTTTTCGTTACTTGCGAAAGAGAATAATGTAAAACACTGGAAGTCGATTAAGGATAAGGAACGGGCCTTGGTAGAGGCTCGCAATACTGACTTTTTTAATCGAATTAATGAGTTTCCATCTGCACCTAAGTTGGTGCAGTATGCAATGTCAACAGGTGATTGGGGTATCTGTTCTTCACCATTGCGTGGTGACAGAGACAACTCTGCATACTGGAAACGCATATGGTTACAAAGACATGGGTATATGCCTGAGGTAGAGAATTGTATCTTCACTGCAAACAAACATAAATATGCTATAAATCGTTTGACAGGTAAACCAAACATTCTTGTTGATGACAAACCAGACAACATCAAACGATGGCAAAATGCTGGTGGATATGGTTATTTGTATCAGGCAGATGAGAACGATGTACATGATTTGATAAAGAGGTTACAGAAGATTCTAATAGATAAAATACAGGGAGCAATTGATGGGGTATCGTAAACCAACATTTTCAATTGAGGAAACTATACAAAATGAAAAATATCAAAGACTAATTAATAATTCTATAATGGCAAAGAACCGTTGTTCTAAAAATTCTTGGGGATATAAATTCTGGAATAATGTTATGAAAGAATTAATTGCCAACGCAAGGTTATCAAATGGACTTAACTGAATTTGTTAGAGGATACTCTAATATAGTTTCTGATGAACTGGTCGAAGAGATGCTCACTTGGTTTAAATCTGGTGAGTATTCTCGTATGGAAAATCCAAACAGAGCAACTAGAAAAGACATTCAGAAATGGGTGCCTATAAATTCTGACCTATATCAAAAGATAGGTGCAGTTAAGAAAACTATGTTGACTTCATATCTTGATGAATTTCCCTACGCATACAGAGGTAATCTAGAATTAGAATCAAAGGAAACAAAAATACAACGCACCGATCCTAAAGGTGGTGGGTTTCACAATTTTCATGCAGAACAGTCTCACTACAAAAACTGTAGGCGTGTTCTGGTCTGGACACTTTACCTAAACGACATACCAGAAGGTGAAGGTGAAACAGAGTTTCTATACGAAAAGATAAGAGTTCAACCTAAGAAGGGTTTAGGACTAGTATTCCCTGCTGGATGGCAATGGCAACACAGAGGTAATCCTGTACACACTACATCTAAATATATATCTACAGGGTGGTGGTTGTATCCCCCAGAAGGAAAGATGGACTAAATAGATGTATGATTACAGTTACAGATAAAGCAAAAGAATATTTAGATCAAGTACGCAATGATGACTATGTAACACTAGGAGTCAAGGGTGGCGGTTGTAGTGGATTCACATATGTATGGGATTTCAAAAACAACTGGCCCGATGTACAATGGAGCAATCCATATGCAGACGCACTTGTTCTTGACCCAATGGCAGAGATGTTTGTCGCTGGATGCACTATTGACTATGTACAAGAACTTGGTGGAGCCTATCTCAAAGTAATCAATCCAAACGCCACTGCATCATGTGGATGTGGTGAAAGTTTTGCAGTATAGGAGAAGATTATGTACGAGTATAAATGTAAGGTAGTTCATATTGTAGATGGTGATACAGTTGATGTTGATATTGATTTAGGTTTTGGTGTGTGGTTAAAGAAAGAACGTATTCGTATGTTCGGTATCGACACACCAGAAAGTCGCACAAGAGATTTAGAAGAAAAGAAGTACGGACTTGCTGCAAAGAAGTTCATCACAGAGATGTTAGATGATGAAGGTGGTATCATTCTCAAGACACAGAAGGATGCAGAAGGCAAGTATGGTCGTATTCTTGGTGAGTTGTGGAGAACAACCAACTATGCAGACAAATCAATCAACGACTATATGATTGAGAAACATCATGCCGTTGCATATCACGGTCAGTCTAAGGACTTGATTGAAGAAGAGCATCTACGCAATAGAACTTTGGTCAACCTTTAATTAGTTTATTTTTTTTCAACTTTTTTAGACCATAGTTATGATACTTAACTAACTTCAAAGGAGGCTTACGAGTTTCCTTTAAAAGTGGTGAGTTGTTATCATATATCAATTTATTATTTTTCATCACACTTAGCCGTTATAGTAGGTGAATCCATAGTCCATCTTCTCTGATCTTCAATCTTTTCTGCATGGTACATACATTGTTCATATGATGAATAAACTGTAGGCACAGTAAGTATTACACCAAAGGTAGCATATACTGTTAACACATAAATCATGTTACCGCAGTAAACAAAAATACTAACAGTCCAATTGCAACAACAATGACTGCACAAACAATTGCAGCATTTTTAATTGCCTCTTCTGTCTCTCGTTGTTTTCTTCTCTGTATTCTTCTTGCTTCTGCTTCTGCTTCTTTTTGTTCTTTAATCTTTTTTGATCTGAGGTCTAAAATACTCTTAAAGGTGCCAGGCCCGAATCTCATGTCGATCATGTTTCTCATTTCTTGCATGGCTTCTGTAGCTAGTTTCGCATCTATGACTTCTTGTGCTACAGCTTTTATTCCAAGTTGATCTCCTACACTGACTCCTGCTTTTTTGTTTCTTGCTTTTTCTATTTCGTCTTGGCCACGAAACAATCCATCAACGGCACCAGCAAGTTCGCCAATATCCTTTGCTGTGTTAATTTGACTTTTAATAAAATCTACACTCTGTTTGACCAGAGCAATTCCTGCTAAGGTTTCAGCAATCATTGGTTAGTTCTCTCTCTCTATTGTATTTTATTACACTAATATTTATAAAAAACGTCTTGACAAAAAGGGTATAATGCAGTACAATAAATATAACAAATAAGGATTCTTTACATTATGCAAAAGTTAACAGAATACCAAGAACTACTTGTAATTACAATGGAGGAGTGTGGTGAATTAATTCAGGCCTGTTCCAAAGCATTGCGTAGACAAGACATTGATGATCAAAATCTAAGAGATGAAATTGGTGATGTTATGTGTATGATTGAACTTATGCAAGAGTGGGATATAGTTGGTTGGACAGAGATTGAAAATCGTGTTGAACATAAACGTGATAAATTAAAACAGTGGAGTGGATTAGTAGATGACGAAGATTGAAGATGAAATGGAAAGTTCTGTGCATGATTGCTGGTCGATCACCACAGACATTACAACTATTCTAAAATATTCAGATGACATTACCAGAGACATACAGTCTTTAACAGATGTATATGATGTTAAGTTCAGAAAACTCATGGATGAAGTAGATCAACTACTAGATGAGCTACACAATGTGCGTGACACATACGATGAACTAAAACCTATCTTTGATGAGAAAGATGGTGATACATCAGAAGTAGATAAAGACCTATTCGGAAATCCAGTGGATTTGCGTATAGAAGAAGATGCAAATATTATTTTTGGATCATTTGGAGATAAAGAAAATGACAATTAAGAGTAAAGGCCCAGCATTAGTCAATGACGTAGACCGTCTGGTTATACTGCTAGAAGAAATTGCGTATGCAGAATCACAATTAAAACCACAGGACACAGGACATATTTCCACTGCAATCGGATGGATGCAGAAACGAGTCATTAACATTAAGGAGAGATTAGATGCAAGTGCTAAGTGAGTACTATGGAGAAAATAAAACTGCCACTGTCAGAAAAGTTACCACGAATGGTAATACTCTGTTTGAAGTATTGTGGGGAGATATGTCAGTAGGTATGTGCGCTACTGAGCAAGAGGCAGATAATCTTGCAGAAAATTACGCACTTTCCGTAAACGTAGAACGAGGATAATATTATGAAGAAGTCAATTGTTAGTGCAACAGCTCTATCATTCATGCTTGTGGTGTTTAACATATCTCCAGCATTTGCAGATACCCAAGTACAGGATCATTACAAAAGTGTAATTCATAAAACACCAGACGTTGTAGAGGTGTGTTATGATAAGAGTGTAAGTGGTGATAAAACTGGTGATGCTATTAAAGGTGCAATCCTTGGTGGACTGCTTGGTAACAACATCAAGGGTGAAAAAGATGGTGGTGCTATTGGTGCAGTCATTGGTGGTATGCTTGGTCATGCCAACAGTAACGCAGCTGGTGGTACTCAAAGAGTATGTCAGATGGAAACACGTTACACAGAGGAACGTAGAACTATTTACTCACATAGCACGATTAACTTTGTGTATGAAGGTAAACAATACTCACTTAAATTCCAAAAGTAATTTTTAAAATAGATGTGACATAATAACTCATCATTAAAAAATATAAGTTTAGGACAATTCTGTTGTCCTTTTTTTTATAAATACAAATGTAAGAAGGGGTAAATTCTTCTTACACTATCCTCAAAAAATAGTTTTACATATATCCCAAAGGAGAACGATATGTCTGTGATGGCAATCAGTTCGTATGCGTGTGAAGTATGCGACAAAATCAATAAACTATTTAAGTCTGTAATATTATCTGTTCAAGAATCTCGACAATTAGAAGCAAATGCCAAGATTGCCTATCTTATAAAACATGAATATCATTATCACACACTTGAATCACTAATCAACGAAATGAATATGAAAACGAAGCGAGAGTACAATGTTAAACGTAATCAAATTAATAATTACTAAATTTAAAACATTTGGTAACAATCCATTTCTTTATGCACCAGAAAAAAATTATATGAGAGGTAAAAAATAATGAAAAAATTTTTAAAAGAACTACTGTCGTTTAATTTGTATACAGGAAATCCAATCAAGTATCGTGAAAGATACAGCACAATTGCTGAACACGAAAAGCGTTTGGTTGAAGAAGTAAATGGTTTTAGGAAAAGAAGTAATGTTTAGTCATTCAGTGTGGATTTCAATCCAAGCAAGTAGACTTGCTCAACAAGGAAAATATAAAGAGGCAGCTGCCCTTATGGATTCCTTGAAGAAATAATAT